GCAATGTAAAGCGCACGTTTTAGATCGGTGCCGTGCATGTACACCTGGCACTGGGTGAAGTGCATGGGTTTACTCTTGGCTACGCCATGCTTCTCTAGGTCGTTAAACGACTTGAGACTGTGGGTTTTGAATTCCAACACATGCTCAGTTTTTATCGCACCGGGTACGCCTTTGCCAATACCGTCCAAACTCCCCGAAACATGGCTACCAAAGTCCACCCGGCGCTGGGTGCCTGATACGGTCATGCCAATGGAGCGCAAGTCACTGATGATGGTAGCCTCTTCATTGAAGCCACGCCGAAACAGGCGCAGGATACGGCCCTTGAATGGTTCTTGCACAGCCCATCGGAAACTTAGCCACAGCCAGCGCTCACAGTGGTGGCCCAGCATCGAGCAGCCAAGATGCGCCCGTGGCCTCTCTAGCCGCGCCTCATGTGCTTGGTCGATTAACGAAGTTATGGTAATCTCTGGTTCAGGTATTTTCACGTTGTTTTCTCCTTGTGTGTCTCTTGACCCCGCCGTCACAAGCGGGGTCTTTTTTTGCTTACTTCTTAGCCCAAGGTGGCGCAGCCTTAGTAGGTGTAGCGCTAGGCGCTACAGCCTTGAACAGCGCTACAGTTCCTGGTTGGGGACCGCCCAAAGCCCGAAATGCTTTAATCTCATTACCGGCGTAATCACCAGTACGCACAGACAACTTGATGCCAAGATTGCCGCCGATCAGTTGGTCGGTATCGGTCACTTTAGCCAAGCCAATGGCACGCATGATCTCGCCAAGCTGCTGGCGTCCGATCTCCTCGGCTTTGGTGCTGGCGTTTTTAATGTTCAGGTTGCCAAACACCACGCGCCCTTGGTGGGTCGGGCCGGTGACGGCGTACTTTACGGCAATGTACTTGCCGTCACCTGCTTTGGTGGGCTTGATCTCAGCACCAGTAATGGTGGAGTTGTACCAGCCCTCGGGCAGGGGTTCAAAGTTGTTGTTACCAACGGGCAGCGTGTCTACGCTGAATTCTTCGTCTAAAAAAGCCATGATTAATCCTTAGTAATGGTAAAAGTAGGACGTCCAGGGGTGGACGTGATAGCACCAAGCAACGGTTGGGTTACGGCGTCGGCAGCCGCACCCCATGCCTTTGCATTGATTTCGGGTTTCCAGCGAAAGAGGCTGGACAGGTGTTCAGACAGACCGGCTTCGGCGGCAAGCAATTGCAGTTTCTCAGCGTCAATCTTTTGGTTAATACGACCTTCAATCTTGACGGTAAAACCCTCAAGTTCTTTTTTGACAGTGCCATCCAAATTTTTAGGTAAAGCAAACTGCAAAGCCATCTGATCTTCCAACTCGCGGCGATCAGCAACGGCCTTAGTTTCAACTTTTTTGGCGTCTAGCCAGCGTTGGTATAGGCTCATGCTGTCACCTCAAATTCAGCGTTTAAAGATTTCATCACGCGGTCAAGTACCACGCGGCCATGTACACAGTCCAACTTGCGGTCAAATTGTTTTGCGGTTAATTGCACTTCATCGGCCAGTTGGTAAAGGGTAAGAAAAGCAGTCTGAATGGCAACCAGATCGGCAAGTTTGATGGAGGGATCGCTCATGCTGCACCGCCAATCTTGGCAATGATCTCGCCCAGGTCAGGGGCTTCCCATGTTCCCAGCTTGCCGCTACGGTCTTTGGCAAGCCACAGGCCATCGGAGTCGCACATCAGAGCGCGTTGAGTGAAGCCCTCGGCGTCCTTCTCAACTCGCAGCGCCAGCACTTCATCAAAGAAATAAGGTAACGCTTGGCCGGTTTTATTGCCGGGCATACTAGGCGAATACAGTACCCGGCCCATCTCATCTTGCGTCTTCTCTAGCTTGGCGGTCATCAAAACGTGACGCCCTGGGATGTCGCGGAATGCCCGAATGATGTCAGCCATTTGCTCTTGCATAGCGCCGTAGGCAGCCCGTGGGTCTTTGTTGATTTTCTTCTCATGGTTAAGGCAGACTTCAGCAATCTCAGAGATCGAATCAAGGGCTACGCTCTTGTACTCGGACTCCAGCACCCAACTGTAAGCCTCGCGCAAGTCTTCCATACTTGTAATTTCCAAGTAAGGTAGGTCAGCGTCTTGAATGGACAATAGTCCACCCTCGGCAGACAATACAACTGGGCTTGGCAATGTCTTAATCAGACTTGTCTTACCCGCACCGGCTGGCCCGTAGACCAACAACTTAACACCGTTGGCTGTCAGGCCGCTAGTGCGCTTTAACGATATAGCCATGTGGCTCTCCTTGTGTTTGCGCTTCCGTCTGGACTCAGTTCGAAGCGTGGATAGATCATAGCATAGTTCTGTGCTACAGTGTCAACAACTTTTTAACAACAAGTGAAAAATAAATGTCAGACCTCGCAAGTATCCTCGGTGGCCCTTGGTCGCCACCAGCACAAAAACACATTAATTCACCAGAGGATCAGCTAAAAGACGCCATGCTTGGCGCAGGTTTGAAGCCACCGGAAATGGTCTACTTAGACGGCAAAGTTCACCGCTTTAATAGTGGCACCAAAGGGGAAAAGGGGCACGACAAGCCTGGTTGGTACATAGCCTTTAATGATGGCGTACCGGCAGGACGCTTTGGCTGCTGGCGCTCGGGTGTAGAGCTTACTTGGAAGGCAGAGATTGGGCGCAGCCTGACGCCTGTAGAAGAGATGGCGCAGTCTCGTAGGCTATCGGAGGCCAAGACACAACGCGATGCGGAGCAGGCCAAGACCCGCGAAGTGGCCGCGCAGACGGTGGAGATCATTTGGTCAGAAGGTAGCGCAGCCAGCCCAGAACACCCTTATTTGGCTAAGAAAAAGATTGCACCACACGGCGCAAGGGTAACGGGTGATGGGCGCTTGATGGTGCCTTTGTACAACGAATACGGGGAACTCTCCAGCATCCAATACATTGCCGGTGACGGTGACAAGAAGTATCACCCAGGTGGCGCTACCGGCTCCATGTTTTGGCTGCTCGGCAGCATGGATGACGTCGACACGCTCTACATTGCCGAGGGATTTGCCACAGCAGCCACCATTGCAGAAGTAACCGGCAAGCCCTGCGCCGTAGCCTACAGCGCCAGCAACTTGGTGCCTATTAGCGGCATCCTCAAAGAATCACATCCCATGCTTGACATTTGCATCGTTGCCGACAATGACGCCAGTGGCGTAGGCCAACGCTACGCCGAGCAGGCCAGTGCAAAGTATGGGGTTCGTATGACAATGCCGCCGGTTCTGGGTGACGCCAATGACTACGTTCAGGAGGGGCATGACCTAGCCCTGCTTTTAAAGCCATTGGTGGCTACAGACTACCTAGTTCATGCCGATGGGTTTTCAGAGCAGCCAGCGCCCATCTCGTGGCTGGTGAAGCACTGGATACAAGACCAAGCCTTAGTGATGGTGCATGGCCCAAGCGGTGGCGGCAAGACCTTTGTTACCTTGGACTGGATGCTGCACATTGCTAGTGGTAAGACAAGCTGGTTTGGACATAAGGTCAGACCCGGCAACATGGTGTATTTGGCAGGTGAAGGCCACCACGGCTTGCGAAGTAGGATAGCAGCTTGGAAGCACCACAACAAAGTCAGCGTCCTCAATATGTGGGTCAGCAAGTCAGGGCTAGACCTCAACACTACCGAGGGCTACTTGAAAGTGCTGGAAGCAGTCAGGGCGCTCAAGATCAAGCCAAGCGTCATTACCGTGGACACCCTGCACCGCTTTATGGCCGGTGACGAGAACAGCGCACAGGACGCCAAAACCATGCTAGATGCCTGCGCTGCGCTCATGCAAGAGTTTGAATGCACCGTGATTCTGGTTCACCATACCGGCGTGTCAGATGAAGCACAGCACCGTGCCCGAGGCTCGAGCGCATGGCGCGGCGCATTGGACATTGAGATCAGCATTGTCCCAAGCAAGCCAGGCAAACCAATGGAGATCGTACAGCGCAAAAGCAAAGATGCTGAGATGGCGCAAACCGTGTTTGTTGAACTTGAATCGGTGGCGATACCTGGTTGGTTGGATGAGGACGGAGATCAGGTCACTAGCGCGGTGGTGGTCAAAGGCGAAGCACCAGAAGGCGAAAGCAAGGGCGATGTTCTTGGATTCTCATCGTTTGAACGCGCATGGTTTGCTACTGGCGCAGAAGATCGAGGCGGCGCACCGTACCTTACCCGCAGCGCATTCTTTGAATGGGCAAGCGCTAATGGCCTTGGCTCTAAGAACAATAAATACACTCGACTGGCAAATTACATTTCATCAGACACCAAGAAGGGCAAATACATTGAGCCATTGCTTGATGCTGGATTGATTAAAGACCATGAGAACGGTTGGATTGTGATTGCCGCAGGTCAGCGCGATGGAATGATGTTCAAGAAAAACAGTTGACAATCTAAGAACTGTGATAAACTTTAGAACATGAACAAACTAGCACAACTCAAAGCCAAGCTAAGAACCGCGCAAGCGGAACTTGCCATTCGCACTCGGACGCAAAACAGCGCGTCGCGGGCCTATAACAAAGTGACCACAAGGATTGCTGAACTGGAGAAAAAAATTGTTGACCTGGCGCAAATTTCAAAGTGAACTGCCGAATTACAGCGAAACTGATTTGTTGGTCTTGCTGCAAGAAGAACGCACAAAGTACAAGCGCGTGTCCATGCTAGAGCGCATCCACCAACGCTACTGCACCCTCAGAGCCAATCGGGAAAGGTTGGAGATTTTGAAGGAAGGAAAAAGGCCGTGACCTCGCAAGAAATTTATGAGGCAGGGTACGCACTCCCTATCTATAACATTTCCCGCACTGAGCGATGGTGGCGTTACAAAGACAAGGTGTTTTCAACACCAATAGATGTAAAAACAAAAGAAATACAGGGATTAAAAGTTCTTGAGGAGAAACAATATGATATGCAATCAAAATTGTGACCAAGGCCGTACTTGCAATTGCGGTCTAAAACAACGTAATCTTTTTTTAGACGTCATGGAAGGGTTTGTCACCCTGTCCGCACTTGTCGGCATTGTTGCCAACATTTGCTTTGCATTTGGCTTTTACTGGTATCGCACATGAAAGGACAATGGCCCGAACGCATTCGCGCAATCCTGCGTGACGAAGAGGATGGCTGCATTGTTGCCGAACTTGCCGACCGCTTGGATGCGCCAAAAAAATCTATTGCATCTGCACTAGAGCGTATGCCTGACACCTACATAGACAGTTGGACTGAAGCAGGCCAAGGCCGACCTTACGAAGCCATCTGGTGCGTAGTTGTTACGCCAGAGAACTGCCCCCAACCTACTAGGAGAATTAAATGAAAGAAGCATTGAAGCTGGCGCTTGAGGCGTTGACGTATATCCATGCGGAAACGAGCACAGAAGAAGATGTGCTTATTGACAAAGCCATCATTGCCATCAAAGAAGCCTTAGCACAACCAGCGCAGGGGTGGAAGTTGCGTGAGGTGTACTTTGATGAGCATGGAGAGCCGACCATGCACAAGGAGCCAGCGCAGGAGCCTGTGGTTGACTGCCCCCGCTGCGGTCATGTCTGTTCACAGCGCCAATGGGTAGGACTTACAGCAAAACAAATCGCGTCCATACCTTTGAATGAACACACGCTACAGACAGCAGAAAGACTATTTAAGGACAATAACGCATGACACAAAAAACATTTATCCAAATCGAAAGTAGAAAAGTTGAAAATTGGTTGAGAACGCTACAACATTGTCGTAACAATCTTTTCCTCAAAGATTGGGTGGAACACATCGACGATTCCATGACCGCCATCAAAGAAGCCTTGGCACAGCCACCCCTGCCAGCGCAGGAATGCCCGAACTTGGAAGACTGCAAAGGCTTTTGCTTTCAGTGCGAGTATTTCAATGCAGAGACAGGCATGACGGAATACCCCGCAGCACAGCCAGCGCAGGAGCCGGTGGACAATGATTTTTTTAAATCTCTTGCAAACAAAAAACAAAGCCCAGATCAGCGCCCGTGGGTAGGGCTAACGGATGAGGAAGCGCAATGGCTTTATGACAACTGCCGAACACCTAGTAATTTGATTGATATGGTAGAAGCCAGACTCAAGGAGAAGAACACATGACTGAGCAATATCTAGCAGGCGGCTCAGAGTTTTTGTACCCAAAAGCAGGCGATCCACGGCCACCAATGACAACTAAAATCCTGCTGCTTACACAAGGTGGTGTTTGCATACCAGGATTTTGGAATGACCACTGGTGCCTTGGGTGGCTACCCCTACCTCGGCGCAACATTGAAAAAGAAGACTATGAGCGACCTGCCTAACTTTGCAGCCTGGAGCAATGAGAACTTGGCTAATTTTGCCAAGGATGCTTACTTGCGTATGCAGGCCCAGCAAAACGCCATTGAGCAGCTTCAGGGCGACTTTAAAGACGCTATGGCCGAGTTACGCAAGCATACTGGCAACGGATTGAACATGGGCTACCCGGTTGCCCCAACCCTTGCCAAAGGTGGGCCACGTCGGTAGAGACTCAAGGAACTGAAGTCGCTTGTCGTTGTAATGGGCGATTAAGTTTGTCGGTGTGAAGTCGGCTATGGCTGCCAAAGTTTTGGGGCCAATAGCACCATCGGCAGGCATCCCAGCAACTTCTTGTAGCCATTTGACGGCGCGACCTGGGCCGCTGTTGATGGCAGCATCAAACACAGCGTAGTCCAACCCAGATGGCAGTTGGTCGCCAGCCACCTTGTCCCAATACTTGCGCTTGTACAGCGGGGTCACGTCAGCGGGTATTAAAGCACGCATATCGGCCTCGGACACCGGGTGGCCCACAAACTCTTCCCACACGGCCTTGGTGCAGCCTAGGTTGGTCATGCCGCCTGGGTCTTTTAAATTATTTACAAAGCCACCCTCAGAAGCCAACACACGGGCTAGGCAGTCTTCAAAGTTTGATTTCATTGTGCTGCTACACCTTTGATCTTCTCCACCGTGCGAAGTGCGCCTAAGCCAAGCATTCCCATCAGCACTGGCAACATTTCAGACAAGTTGGCTGGGGACAGGGGCATTTCAACTTGGTAAACCCTGAGCGCCATTGCAACAACAGGCAGGCCGACCCAGTTCCAAGCGCAAGCCGCACCACAGACCCAGCCGATAAAGGGGCGCCAGCCGGAGACAAAGACTGAGGGGTTTGCCGCCTCCACTTTGTTGGTGTCAATCTGTCCTTGAACAACCATTACAGCAGCCGCAAGTTGTTGCTTCTCAGCCTCTGACTTATCAGGCCATATCTTGTTGATAGCCGTGTTGATTAGTCCGGCGACTTCGTTCATTTGTCCAACTTGCCGTCCAACTTGTCAAAAATCTTTCCCAGCATGGTCTTGATCTCGCTCATGTCTTGCCGATAGTCATCACGCCCAACGTATGCCCTAGGCAAGTCCTCGCGCAGCTTAGACAAGTCAGCCTTCAACTCTTTGACCGCTGACCAGAGTTCACGGGCAAACCAACCAATACCAGTCATTACGGTGCCAAGAGCAAGGTCTATAAGTTGTTGGTTGTCCATAAGATTATTGACCGATCAGTGCGTTAGTGGCTTGTCCTACAGCAGAAGGATTTGCATAGGTTTGAAGTATTCTAGCGGCTTCTTTGCTCGTAGTTCCTATGCCCAATTGTTTAGCTTGCGCTTTACCAACAGCAGTAGCAGCCGTTGCAGAATTAGAAAGCTCGGTGGCAATTTCAACAGCAAGTTTTTTGTCAATTCGACCCTCTAAACGTCCCAATATTGCGTTGGCTATAGACCATACTTTGTTTAATGGAAACATGTGTGGCGTTGTTTCTTCACGAAATAATTTAAGTGCTGAATTTTTACTTAATTTACCTTGTGCGGCCAAGGTTTCAAATGTTTCACCTTGCGCCAATTTTGTTTGAATGTCTTTAACTGTTGCCTGCACTTCAGGCAAACCTTGAGTCAAATTATTAAGATTTTTCTGTGTAGTCATGGCATTGATTGGAACTTTTACACCCAATTTGTTGCCAGTCTGTTCAATAATTTGCAACAATTCTGCTGCATCTTTGGCAGCATTAAACGTGGCTTTAGCGGTTTTTGGATCATTCGCGTTAAGCACCCGCATGATTCCCTGCTCGTTGTCAATAAGATGTTTTAACGGGTCAGGTGCTTTACCAGCGTCTTGCATAACTCCACGAGCTAACGATGACTTGGCTGGCGCATCCATGCGAGTCAATGCCTGACTTGCTGTTTCTGGATTGTTAACAATAGCCTCACGCAGTTTATCGGTTTGTTTAAAGCCCAACGTAGTTGATGCCAAGTTAAGAGCTTCATCCTCTGCTTTAAATGCTTCTGCAACTTTGTTTGGAATGGCTTTACCCTGTGCTGCTAATGTTTCTTCAGCAGCGGTAATACCTTTGACTTGACCGCCAATCTGATTTAATCGCGTAGACATACCCAAGCCTGCGCTATCTAATGCACCAAGTTGCTTGGCATTGTCAAACATGAACTTGGCGTGTGCTTCAGGTGTAGCAGCTTTGGCTCCAGCAAGAACCTGTTGACGATACAAATCTTCCACACCTGTTTTCAGGTTCTGCATTGCTGCTGGGTCTTGCTTAAATATCTTTAAAAATTGCAGCGTACTTCCCTCATCAGCCATTGCCTTGCTGACAATATCGCCAGGCCGCAGCATAGGTTCGTTAAGCGTGCTTGTGCGGGTCAGATTAGACGGCTGGCCGGTACGGTGGACGCCAACAATGCGTTCTTTAAATAGCGTATTGGCATCTTCAAACAATGCTTTAGCTTCAGGCGCAACATCACGATTGATAGCTGTATTGAGCGAGTCGTACAGTTCGTTTAGCCGAGCGCGTGTTATGTTTGCGCCAGATTCATTAGACCCTTTAAGAGTTGCTCGATCAATGTTGATAGCCTGGCGTATGGCATGAGCTTCTTCAAGAGTAACAGGCGCAGGTGAAATAGTTTGCTTTATGGGCATACCCTGCACCATAGTCTCTACTTCTTTAGGCCCATAACGCTCAAGCAGCGCGGCAGAGTTAGGAGCCAATCCTTTAAGTTGCGTAAGCAACTCAGCCCGTTGTCCTTTAGCTGTCCCAGCCAAACCAGACAAATTAATGGTGGCTTCAGGCGCCGCATCAAAAGCCGCTTGATATGCGGGTCCAGTAACAGTGCGTTGGGTGTTTTTAAGAATTTCTTCATTAGCCTTTGCCAATGCCCGACCAGTCTCAAGTTGGCTTACGTTTGCAATACCGCTTTCAATACCTTGACGTTGTGCGGATAATGCGGCTTCAGCAGCTTGTTGTTGAGCCGTAAGTTGACTGGTCATTGCGGTTTTTTGACCTTGCAATGTTGCGGCTTCACCAGCCAATGCTTGCGTTACTGCGCGACGAGGCGCAGTAGGTGATGCAGTAGCAACAGGCAAATTGCGTTGGGTTAGTGCATTGACATTTTGAGCCGCTGTAGTAAGTTGATTAGTTTGTGTAGCCTTCAACGCTGCTGCCAAATCGTTGTACAACATTTGAGTGGCAGGCGTTGCATTCTTTGCGCTTTGTGCAAATGTAGCCAAACCTGGACTTCCAACAATAGCAGCAGCCTGCTCTATTGTTTTACCTTGTTCAAGTAAAGTTTTAACTTGACCCATAAGCGCTGGATCATTGTTTAATGCTTCTGAAATTCCCGAAGTCTTTAGCCCTGATGGCATTACAATGTTAGCTGCACCGCTGACAATTTTTTCCACTTTAGGGCCAACATACTCTATGGCTTTTCCAAGTATTGGAACAGCAGCGCGACCTCCAACTTCTTGCAACGCGCCCATTCCCACATCACCACCAACTCGCAATGCTGTTTGTGGAATTGTCTCGGGTGTGTTTGTACCGCCTATTAAACGCATCAACCCTTTGGCGCCAGCATATCCAGCACCAGCGCCTGCAATAGAACCTAACGGCCCCAAAGGCGCAGCCGCAATTCCACCGCCAGCCATGCCCAAGGCTTCTACTGTAGGCGCAATAAAAGCGGCTTGTTCAGCACGGGGTTTAGCCGCAAGAGCTTGACCCATCTCAAATGGTGCAGATAGGAAGTCAAACATTCCTGGCGTAGCTCGACCCACGGGAATGCCACCAGATGGTGCGGAAGCGGGTGTTTGTTGCTGCAACCGTAGACGAGCACCGGCAAGTGCCAATGCTTGCTGCTGCTCAACGGTCATTTCTGCCATAGTTTTTTCTCCTCTGGCGTCATTACATTCCAAAGTGCAGCATCAACACCAGCGGGTGCCGCAGGCGTAACTTTACCCGACACATCGTTTGGTGTATTGGGTACAGGGGCAGGTTTGGGTGGTGGAATTAATCCAGCATTGACCATGCGTTGTTTTGCAGCATTCCAACCTGCCAAGCGTTCACCAGCAGGACGATTTGAATTTGCAACATCGCCAAGTGAATTAACAATAAATTCACGGTCAGTATTAGAAATGCCCGCACCCAACTTACCACCAGCTAGATCAGTAGCAATTTGATTAGCGGTAGCTTCAAGAGCCGCAATAGCTTTACGGCCTTCATTGGTTCCACCAAAAAACCCTTGAACCGCATCAACAGTTGCACCCAATCGACCGCTTGTAGATTTTGTAATTAGTCGGGAAATATTGTCTTCACCTGTCAATGGGTCATACCCAGCAGACTTCAAAGCCTTCACTGCGGATTGCTGATCTTTGTTTGCTTGTGCTGCTGGCATTGGGGTAAATGTTCCACCAGGTGCTGCTGCTGTTGGTCGTCCAATAAATCCTTGAGCTGCTTCATTAAATGCCGGACGATTTGCCAAATCAAGTGCTTGTTGACGATTCAATTCAGCAATGTTGTATTGATTTTCTTGACCAGCTTTGGCAGTACCAGCAGTTATGTTTTGACCACGCAAAGTTGCAGCAACACCAGCTTCACCAGTAGCAGCCAACCTAGCAGCATTTGCAGCAGTTTGTGCCTGAGTATACGTTTGACCAGCTGCTTTTTCAGAAGCTATAAATTTGGGGTCATATGCGGCAGGATAATCAACCAAACTTTCCTTAGAGACAATATGCCCCAACGCCCGCTTTGCTTGATCGTAACTAGCTTGATCTGTTACACCATTCAAAATACTTGCCGCAATCTCGGCAGTTTTTAATTGTTTAGTCAATCCTGCTGCTTCAATATCGGATTGGGTTTTTTGACGAGTAACACCAAAATTTTTAGTTTCTTCCTGCAATTTTGCAGCTTCAGCTTGAGACTTTAAAAGGTCTTGGTATTCTTTGATTTTTCCCGCACTCATGTATGCTTGACGAATAGCACCTTCATCACTACCAGCCGATTGAACGCCTCGCAAAAAGTTGGTGTTTACTTCGTCGGCCCGTTGAGCCGCACCAAGTTGGTATTGCGCCAGCGCATTTTGCGTCTGTCCGGCCTGCAACTGTTGCATCTTGCCATATTGGGCAAATGGGTCAGGAGGTGGGGCAAATTGTATGCCTTGGGCTAGTTGATCAGCAAGTGCCATAATTTATCCTTTAGGTGTATTGAGAACGACCGAATTGACTATACGGGTTTACGTTCATATCTTGAGGTGACATGTATGACGGTTGATTAATTGGAGTTTTTTGATTCTGTTGCGCTAACCAGTTAGCAAAGTTGCTTTGATTTGCGTAAGCGCTTGCACCAGTAGACAAAGCATTTCCAATCGTAGTCGCACCACCTAATGCAGCACCAGCAGCAACATTGCCAGCATTTGTAATAGTCCCAGCAGCATTGGCGCCATAAGATCCAGCAGCGCCAGCTTGTTGATTAGTAGCGGCTTGCCCAGATGACATTAATCCACCCAAAGGTTGAAGCTGATTTGCCCGATTAGTTTGGTAACGGTCAAACGCACTTTGATATTCTTGCGATGCTAGTCCTTGTGCATATTTTTGAATTCCCATCATTGTGCGTCCGCCCCCAGCACCGCCCTGCGCCCGTGCTTGGCTACCTAACTGTTTTAATCCTTCGCTTAATCGGAAAGCATAGCCAGGATCAGCCTCATAGTCAGCCATGCTAAAGTCTTTGGCGTACTTGCCATATCCAGGTGCTGCCGTATCACCACCAAGCCCAAGCACAGATAACATTTTGTTCTGTGCTGTCAGTCCAGCAGCACGATACGGTTCGTTAAGCGCGGTTTGCTGGTTGTAAATGTCTTTTTGCAAAGCCAAAGCATTTGCTGAAGACTCCGCAGAAAGTCCAGCGGCTTTGTTGGCACCATAGGCACCAATAAGTCCACTGGCAACTGAACCTGCTGCGGCCATAGCTCCAGGATTTGCGGCTAAATATGAACCAGCTTTACCAAGTGCGGCAGCAGCACCAGAACCCAACTCAGAAACAGTAGTTCCCAAAGTTTGCGCGTATCCAGCAAGGCTTCCAGCCGATTGCGCAGTCTGAGCAGCCGTACTTAGCGCAGCAGCCCCCTCGGCAGTACCACCCACTGCTGCCGCATCCGCAGCCGCAGCAGCCGAAGCAGCTTCACCCGTAAGTCCTAAGTAAGGTGCGCCAAAATAAACAGCAGCAGCAATCGCAGCAGCTTTACCTAAATCGCTGTGAGCAATATCACTTACAGCATTTCCAATACCAGAGACGACATTAGAAACGTCCTCTCCCGCGCTCTTAAACCAGCCATTCGGATCATTAAAAAGTCCCATAATTTACTCCAGTAACAGGCAGTCAAGCCGCCATTAAGCGTCCACAGCACCGTCAAATTCGGGCCGTTGTTTGATGATGAAGTATAAGGCGGCACGGTCTGCACCGGCAACGTATTCATCTCCAGCTACTTGCATCTTGCCTGCGCTCAAAGGTTGTTTGTTAGCATCACGGGCTTCTTTGGATGCGTAGCCGTAGAAAGTTACTTCCGTGCCTTTGCCTTTAAAGTCTTCTTGGACGGCTCCAATATTCCAGTAGCTGGCAGGAATGCCGTAGTCTGTGTCAATAGATTTGATGAGTGCCATGATTATCCTACGAGTAAACGGCGAGTCGTGCCGCCAGAATCTTTAATTGTGATGTAGCCTGCAACGGCAAGTAATGCACTTGCTGTGTATGTGCCAAATCTGACGTTACCTGCGCCTTTGGGGGTTAGAGTTAAGTCAATATCGGTATCTGTACCAGCTACGCTAAGTGCAGGGGAAGCGCCAGCAATGTTTCCGGTAGCGGTTAAATAATTTACTGCTGAACCAGTGTGTAAAACACGCAATTGTTCGATTGTTGTGTTTGTCAAAAAACGTAATGTTCCACTGCCTTTACTAATAAAAGAACCGCTAATATTTCCGTCAGAACCTTGAAATGAAAGAGCTACAGCAGTAGCAGTAGCTGCTCCCGTCACCTGCACATAGTTCACAGCAGAGGCTGTGTGGTTTATGTTAAATTGAGTTATTGCGCTTGTTGCTGAGTTTGTTTTAAATGCAATTGCCGCAGCCGCACTATTTTGAACAATTGGTGTAGTTGTTGACGTTGTTCCAGTCAGCGTAGTAAACGTACCCGCAGCAGCCGCAGTTCCACCAATAGCCGGTGGGCTTGCAAGATAAGTGCTAAATCCTGTACCACTAACCGTAGATGATGCGCTAAGTGTGGTAAATGCACCTGTGCTTGCCGCAGTAGAGCCAATTGCTGGTGGGCTAGACAGGTCAAGCGTACCACCAAGGGTAACAGTGCCAGACGCTGTAATTGGGCCACCAGTCAACGTAAGTCCGTTTACCGTTCCTGCGGTAGCAACTGATGTAACTGTGCCAGTTCCTTTCCCGTTAAAAGTAGTCCAGTCCGCAGCACTCAAAGCACCACGATTGGTGGCAGATGCTGTGGGCACATTCAACGTAATTACTGGCGTTGTAGTGCTATTTGCAACTGTAGAACTTAGGTCGGTGCCAGTAGTTCCAAGCGTTAAAGCGGCTACGGATGTAACCGTGCCGCTAGTAGTTGGTGTAGCCCAAGTTGGAGCGCTACCTGTTGTGGCCGTCAAAACTTGACCTGTAGTTCCGGCAGATGTAAATGCGTAGGCAGCACCTGTTCCATAGGCCACGCCATATGCCGTGGGCGTAGCAAAACCGTTAGTACCCCCAGAAGCTATTGCAAGCGTTCCAGCAAGAGTTACTGCACCTGTAGTGGCTGTGGCAGGAGTTAGTCCAGTTGCGCCACCAGAAAACGATAAAACACCAGTATTAGCAATAAAGATTGTGCCAGAACCGTTGGTAACAGAAATGCCATTGCCCGCAGTTAGCGTTCTTAAAGAATAACCAGTACCATTTCCAATTAACAGTTGGCCGTTAGTTGGAATAATTCCCAATCCTGTGCCGCCGTTTATTACCGGAGTAATGCCGGTTCCCGTACCCGTAATTGCATAAAGGTTGTTGAACCACATAAACCATTCGCGCGAAACCGTGTTCATCTGCACGTCCACCAATGGAACGCGAGGCGCTGGAATTTGCGAAATGTTTTGTGTTGCCATTATGCGTTTGTCGGTGACAAGACCAGTTCAGCACCCATGATGGCAATCTTCACAGGGTCTGTGCCGGAGATTTCATACACCCGGTCACGCAACTTTAGCGTCATTCCCAGCCGACGCCAAAAGACCCGGCGATAGTATTCACCGATCTTGCCCATGCTAGCCCATGCTTCGTTTGACCAAGTATGACCACCGTCGTCTGAAAAACGCAACATAACTTTAGGGTTGTAGCCGGGTGATGAAAGAATTGGGGTTGTTACCAAAATAACGCCATCTTGTGTTACCAGATCAATACCGCTTTCAGTCGTTATCTCTTCTGAATCGTAGCCGGGGTAAACATTTAATCCAACTCCGCTTTCGCAATCAAGTTGCAAAGTGTGCTGCGCAGTACGCTTTAAATTGTTTTGGCCCGTGGGCAGTGCGCGCCATGATCGCAGCCACTTCTGAATGGTGCCGTTGTCAGCGTACACATCCAAATCAAAAGTGTAGATGTTGCCGTTCTCAAAGTCGCCCACTACGGTGTTGCCACCAAAGTTGCACTGGCAATTGCTGCGGTGCCGCACAAACTCACCATTGTCAAACCCAGCGCGCTCATGCCAGGCTTGGGTAGCTACATCGTAGACCCAAGTGGCGTTGGCGCTGGGAAACGTCAGCACATAGAAAGCATGACCTTCTTGCTGATAAGTGTAGGCCAAAGCATTAGCCAAGTTGCCGTACTGGGCAATTGCGTACTCAATGGCATGGGTGGACACTCGAACACCAGCGTAACCGTTGGACTTATAAACAATACCTTGCCCACGGGCATCTGTGCCAAGCCAGAACAGGCTATTGTCTAGTTTGGCAATAGAGAAAGCAGCTACACAGCCAATTTCGTTAAAAGCGCCCTGAATAGGCGATAGTGGAAATCCTGTGAGGCCAGCGTCATACCAGACTTCAGTTGAGTCGGTGCCAAACACCCACATTTGCTTGTGGTCCACGTTGATTGCCACTACGCCGTCAGGTGAACCATCTATAGGGGCTACCGTCAAAGGATCAAAAACTAGCGGGTATATTTGCACTGGCGGCGTAGTCAAAGTTTGCGTGATTACAGACCACACGTTTTGGCTGTTAGGCTCGTTGAACACAAACAGCGTGTCAATGTACGCCACCGTAACAGCGCCAGCAAAGTCAGGGCTGGTAATTGCGTCAAATGAGTTTGTCGGTTCGTGATAGGTGTAGCTTGGGCCGTTACAGGCAAAAAAGATTGTAGCCCCATTGTCTGCAATTGAGACAGGGCCGGTGCCAGACACATCGCCAATCTTGACAGGTGTGGCTGTCAACCCTGTTAATTTATAGACTTCAGTGCCCGAGACAACGTAGAAATCGCTGCCATTGGTCTGGTGCGCCCACAGCCCACGAATAGGGCCAGTGCCCACGGTTTGCAGGAAGTTTAGACCTGGTGCGCGGCTCAGAAACCCAGCTTCCTTCCCACCCTCGGGAATGATCTCGGGGAACAAGTTGACCATGCGGTTATCCGCAGCGTTAACGCTACGGGCCACATATGACGATCCAAGGATGGGTGTCTTCATAGCTTAGACGTAGCTGGGATACCACTTGCCGGTGCCGTAGTCGTAGGTCATGATTAAGGCTTTGCTAACCACGGCTGTACCGGCCAATGCAATGTTGCCTGCGGTTGTCCAAGTGAATGCGCCTGTGGGAATCAGGGTGATGGTTCCACCAGTAAAAAGCATGTTGCTTGGAACGGAGATGGTGTTAACTACAGTGGTTCCACTGATAAAAGTAATAGCTTTTAAAGGAGTGATTGTGCTTCCGCTTGGAACAGTAGCCGCTACTGCACTGGTTGCGATTGTTCCAGGTAACGTGAGGCTACCGCTGAATGTAGCATCTGCGCCATTCCAGTAAGCAGCCACGTCGCCATTGCCGTTGCTGAGAACCACATAGCCGGTTGTGACAGTGCGAATGTCAAGCACACCCAACGTGTAGCCTTGGAAGTTGCCCAAGATCACGTTATTGCTGCCGGTGGTAATTTGAAAACCAGAAAGGTAGCCAACGCATGTATTTGTGTTGCCAGTAGTAGTAGCCAATGCAGAACCACCAACTGCCGTATTAAATAGGCCACTTGCGTTAAGGCGAAGGGTGCTGTCGCCAATGCTCACGTTTTGGCGTGCCGTCGTGCGAGCTTGCTGAGAATCAAAACCGATGGCGACATTGGAAAACCCGTCAATATTTGCCTTGAGGGTGTTGGTTCCGATGGCAATGTTCTTTAGGCCGGTTGTGTTGACCGCCAAAGCCAAGTTTCCGATGGCAAAATTCCCAGTGCCAGTCGTGTTGACGGATAACCCGCCACCAATTGCTACGCTTGAGGTGTTGGTTCCAGCGCCACGGCCAACTTCCATGCCGTTTACGTTCAAGTTTGGCGCTGCATTAAACAACACTGAAGTGCTAATTTGTTTGGTGACGTTAGTCTGAACAATTGGCAAAACATCAGCCGATGTACTGGTAGTGGCTATCGGCAACGAGGAGATTGCAATAGTGCTCATATCAATAATTTCCTGCGTAGATGTTGAACCGCTGACGAGTTGCCACCAGCGAATACGGCATGGACATGATGTCGTCTGGGTTGTTGATGCGCTTCAGATCGCGTTTGCTAGTCATAGCAATGCGCTGCACTTGGGGGCTAGGCTCAACGCCAAACTCAGGTGCAAACTCCATTGCCAAGCCATAAGTAAACGCCCGCAAGTAGCCAGGTGGAAACAACAATGGGGTTGACAATTCAGCAGGTTGATCCAGCTCTTGCACAGAGATAAAGTGCCACTCCAAGTCCCGTGTAGGGCGTGGATAGATAGTCATCTGGATGCTTGGGTATTCCATGTTGATCCACATCACCTGTGGATAAGTGGAAGTCACGGTCTTAACCGCAATGCCGTCGTACTGCTGCTGATTGATGAACTTGATACCAAAAGACACATTGGTGCCTGGGTCGCGGTAGTAAGTAGCGTCATCCAGCAAGATAGGGCGAATGCCATCAAAGCCACCCAAACTAGCGCCATTGGGGCCAAGGTGTCGTTGAATTTCGCCAGCAGGCCAGGTAAACGTTTGGTCAATCGTATTGAAGACTGACAAGCGCTCGGTGTTCCACGAATCAATCATCTGATTTAGGGCAACCAGCGCGTCTTGCGAAGTAGCTGCCGATGGCGTTTCACCCTCGGCTAAGACACCAAGCAGTCTAAGTGCCCTGTTGATCTGGTCACCAGCGGTGTAGATTGCCATATCAGATTTCCTCGGTTACAGCCTTGCGCGTGTACTTGCGTTTGACATTCAACGCATTGATTGGAAACTCATCCTCTAGTTCAGAGGTTGGAGTAGGCTCGTCTGGATTGTACCGCGACCAGCCATTTTCTTCATCATAAACGGCCTCAAGTTCCATTGTGGCAACTTTTCGACCGTGGACAGGGTGCATTAAATAGATGTTCATACCCAAAAAGGGGGCTTGTGGCCCCCTTCTTTTTAAGTGCAGCTTACGATGCGCCGTGGATAATTGCAAAGTTGATAATCACTGCTTCAGAATATGAAGTAGAGGCAGTCAAATTTCGCAACGTAATCAAAGCAGAACCAGCAGCCAAGTACGAAACGTAAGTGGTGTAAGCACCAGCTGTAGTACCAGTAGTATTACTAGAAATACACACAATGATTGTGTCATTGATAGAAATCAAGTTGTTGGTCAAAATAAAAGACACTGCGGTGGCTCCTGCCAACGCTGCATTGTTCATTGTGATGCGGCCAGCGCTGTTATTCAGCGTTACGCCTGTGGATTTGCTTGTGGCTTGAGTCACAGCACCTTGGGCTGCTGCTGAGTACCCAATCTCTTGGCTTGCGTAGCAGGTAGTAAATTCGGGGTCGCTATACGCAACACCGACAGCTTGAGTATTTGGCATGATTGTTTCCTTTAAAAACAGGGGCCGAAGCCCCCATTCAAATTAGCCGATGCGATATAAAGACCAAGCAGCGTCGCCAGTTCTGACTGCGCGGTAAGTTTGCGACGTACCAGCAGTGGTAACAGTCATCAAGCCTTGAGTGCCCGACGAACCAATAGTCCAGCCGGTGTTGGTGGTGATCGTAATCACGCCGCTACCAGAACCGTTGGTATTAATCACCGTAAAGTCAAAACAGCTATTGTTTTTAGCACTGGGAACGGCTGCGTCCAAATCAGTACACAAAGGCAAAGTGTATGCGGCTGCGGTGGTGGTAGGAGTGCCCAAAAGAATACCATTCAGAATTTGAGCAGTTGTCAGCGTTGCCGTGACAGTTGCCGTTGCTGGGGTAGCTTGGGTGCGAATTTGAACTTCAGACAGATTGCCGTCACCAACTTGGTAACCGCCTGCGCCATTAGGGAGAGCCATGATAATTTCCTTTGAAAAATGTTTAGAGAGAAGGGGCCGAAGCCCCATTCAATTTAGCCCCAGATGCGGCAAGCCATTTGAGGACGGATGGTGTTGAAGCCATACAGAACGTCAATACGGCAAGGCATACGGTCGTTGTTGATGTCGTACTGACGAACAACGCGCAAGCTGATACCGTTATGCACTGCACGGGCAGCCATGTCAACGCCTTGTGGCAGCAACAAGTCAGCCGTAGCAAACGTAATTGCGTCTTTGTGGTAGACCAAGTTCTGTGCGTAAGCAGTAGAAGCGGAACCAACAAAAGTCACAACAGCGCCAGATACTGGCAGGGCGGTCATAGTAGCCAGTGCGTGAGCAGCGGAGTACATAGCAGCCACGGTCACAGTCCAAGTGCCAGACACAGCGGTTGCATCAGTCAAAGCGACAAACTGGAACAACGAACCAGTGGTTTCACGGGTTTGTGGGTTCACAGCAAAGCAAGCTGCAACAGTAAACACGTCACCGGCTTTGATGGTCGTAGTCACAGAGGCTTGCGACAAGCTCAAGGTGGCAGCGCCTTCCGAAGTCACAGTAGAACCAACCGTGGTAGATGCAGTAGCGTCACGCGAACCAGTAGTGTGCTGCTTGATCGACTGAGACATGTTGATTTCTTCGTAACCCAACACGCCAGTACCCATCATGCCGTTCTTGAACTGCTTGCTGATAGTGTCGGTGGGGTTGAACAAACCTTTCATGCCTTCAACCAAACCAGCGTTAGCGGCTGGATTGACGGTGGCGTAACGTGGGTTCATCACAGCAGCGTTCTCGTTCAGCTTCTGCTGGGCTTGCAACAGCACCAAAGAAGTAGAAGGAGTGGTGCCTGGCGTGCCAACGGTGTTACCAATAGTACGGTAAGCGTTTGCAACGTCAGCATCAATGCTGGAAGCCAACTGGCTGATACGAGGCTTCAACACACGTTCTGCGAAGTCGTCCAATTGCATGGTCAACTCAGCCGACGTGAAGTTCACGCCAATGTGCTTTTGGGTAGAAACAGTCAGAGTGGTGAACTGCTCGTTATCGTCCTGAACTTGCAGGGCGGCACCGTCAGTGACCAGAGC